TTTCGTTCGGCGTCCGTCTTATATACGGTGGGGTTTGTGGGGTCAGGATCCTTGGTGGGTTCGGGAGTACGTGTGGCCCCCTTCAACTGCGACTGGATCTTCACCTGTTCCTTCAGGTCATTGTTCATGGCGGTGATGGAGTCACTGACATCCTTGACGGCAGCATTATAGTTGTTGATGAGTTGTGTGGCCGTATTGACGGCATAGCCGTGCTTCGTAATCCATGTGTCATCTTCCCATCCCTTCAGGTCGGCATGGTAAACGAGGCGCGATATTGTGTTCGAAACCCTCTCCGCCTTGTCGGCGATATCGTTAACCGTAGCCTGCCAGTCAGCCTTCAGCCTCTCCCAGAATCCACTAATCCCGGAGAAGAATTTCTCGTCAAGAGACTCTTTTTCCTCTTCGGCTTCCTGGATCTTCCTGACCAGGACACGCGCCTTGGCCTCTGCCAACAGGCTTGCAGTCAGGTTGTCTATGGCGGTGGTGGCGTTTTCGCTGTTGATTTTCTCGAGAGAGAGGTTTTTAAGGTAGTCTGGGTATTTTTCCTGCAGTTTTCTGATAGCCTCCCTGCGGGTATCATCAGACAGGGCCTTGTTACGTGCTGTCGAAACGAGGGCGTCAAGTTCCCTACGCTCCCCAATGGTACTGGTCCTTGCCTCATCAGCAGCGGCCTGGAGGTCTTTCTGCGCCCTTGTGGCCTCCTTTGTCCGTGCCACGAACGAGAGGATAGCCGAGGTGAGCGTAGCGACTGCCACCGCCGCCGCCACGTAAGGATGAGCCATGACGACTTTGTTCCAGACCCTCTGCGCTGCTGTGGCGAGCGTGATCCTCCCCATGAGGACTTCAAGGGCCAGAGTGGCGGCCTTGTCGAGCGCTATGAGTGTCACCATGATGCCTTTCCTGGCAGCAAGGACAGCCGAATACGCTTTCTCCTTGATGGTAGCGATGTTGACGGCAATGGTGTAGGCTGCATATCCGGATGCGAGTGAAAGGATCATCTTCCAGTGGTCATAGACGAAGCCCGTGAGGATGTACAGGGCCTTGGCGAGTGCGGAAGCGCCGGTGATGGTGTATCTCACGACGGGCAGCAGCCGTTCACCGAGTTGCACCACCATCTCCTTGAACTGTTTTTTCACCTTGTCAATGCCAGCCTGCACGGTGGTGTTCATCTTGCTGTACTCCTCGATAACGCTAGTGCCGTCGGCATATGCGGCTGTTGCACGCTCCTGATGCTTGCGGACATCGTCGATCTTGTCGGCAAGGGTGGAGAGTACACCGACGGCACGGCTGCCGTCAAGCCCCATGTCGTCGAGCATCTTCATCATGGTCTGCGGGTCAGCCTTCTTCAGACTGTCTGCCAGTGCGAGGATGGCACCGTTGGCATCCTTTTGAAGCAGGTCTGAGAACTCCTTCATGTCCATGCCAGCGATCTTGGCGAACTTCGCCACGTCGGTCTGCATCTTGGTGAGCATATTGCCGAAGGCGGTGGCCGCCATCTCGTCGCGCAGGAGGTTCTCGTCCATGACGGTACCGAATCCCATGATCTGCGCCTGTGTAAGGCCTATCTGCTTGGCGAATCCGGCTACGCGTGCGGTGAAGTCAACGAGGTACCCCGCCTTGGCACTGCTGTTCTGTGCCAGTTCGTTGACGGCGGAGCCGGTGGCGAGCATGGCGCCACGCAGCCCCATCTTCTCATCCTCCCCGAATGCCATAGCCAGTTTGCCTATTTTGTCGACAGCACCGTCTCCAAGGTCGTCGCCCAGTGCCACGCCGATCTTGTCGGCTGCATCCACAAATTCGAGGATCGCTGACTTCGAGGTGATGCCGAGGCGGCCTGCCACCCCTGCCAGTTGGTTCAGTTCCTCGCGGCTGGTGCGGGTGTCCATCTTCTTGAACTCCTCATTCAGGTCGCGCACCTGGTCTGCTGTCATGCCCGTGTATTTGCGGACGTCAGCCATCTCTTCCTCCATGGCGGCATAGTCCTGTACCGCCTTGCGTACGGTCATGGTCACTCCAGCCAGGCTGCCGAGTATCATCGTCAGGCCGCCCCAACTGTCATTGAGGAACTTGGTGAATTTCTGCCAGGCTGTCTGTGACGCCTTGGTCTCCGTCCTGATCGTGGCCAGTTCGGTATTCGCCCGCTTCAGGGCTGCCGTCAGACTCTTCCATTCCTCGCTGCCTCGCTTTAAAGATCCGCTGTTCAGGAGGCCGTTTATCTGCTTGATTGTTTCCCTGAGTTCCTTGGGTTTGGCGGAAGACATGTTACGGAGGGTGTCGTTCACTCTCTTTGTCACGTTTTCCGTTGATTTCAATTCGGCGTTGAGTTTGTCTATCTCCTTCTGAATTTTTTTGTACTGAGCAGAACCCTCGGCCCAATTGGACTGTTCTTTACGAAGTCCTTCGACACGTTTTTTGAGGTTGTCGATTTTTTTCTCCGCTTCTTCTGAATTGAGTCTGATGACAGTTGTATATGTCTCGGAATGTGCCATAAAAAACTACCTTTACGTTATTTACGCAAAGGTAGTTATGTTCTGGATATACTAAAAATACTTATTTCAATGGTGAGCCCAAAGATACCCTGAACCGTTTTTAATGTCCCACTCCTTGAACTGCTGTTCTATGTCTTTTGCCAATTGCCTGACAGTGCTGGCCTCGAAGGTCTTTTCCTCGATAATCCTGTCAAGGCTGTCGCGCCAGCATCGTGCAACAGCCTTGAAAACCCTGCTGTCATACTCCAGCGAAACCACTTCGTTGCGAGCACTTCCGCAATTAATCCAAGCGGACTCAATGTGATCCTTTGGACCGATGTAACTCAGGGTGTAGTGCTCGCCGTCATCTTCCATGTATGCACTGCAGCCGCTGTGCCGGGCAGTGAGGCTGGAGATCTTCCGCCCTGCACCTTTCATGCCCTCGGCAACAACGTAGCCAATCATGAATAACATCGCCAATATGCAGAATGTCTCAATCATAACTCAATATCTGTTACCTTAAATTCCCAGTACTACGGCAGGGGCGATGTCGAGTTTGACGGCCAGGTCGCGGGCCACCTTCAGTGTCGGCTCGCTCTTTCCTGTGATGTAGTCGCTGACACGAGAGGCACTCAGCCCGAGAATCTCGGCGAGTTTCGTCTGAGTGATGCCCAGTTCTGCCATGCGCATCTTGATGACATCCCCAAGGGCGGGCTTGCCGATGGAGAAGTTCTCCTCCGAATAGTCAGCCACCAGGTTGGACAGCAGTTCCAACTCGATACTGTTGGGGTCGTTTCGCGGCGTGTTGTCATCCACCAGCGGCAGCAGTTCCTCCACCCTTGCCACTGCCCATTCGTACTGTTCTATGGTCTCAATCTTTGTCATACTCGATCCTCCTAATTATATTGTCTTACAGTCAATCTTGTCATACTCCTTATGGGTGCCGATGAAGCGGATATAGACAAATCCGATGGTGAACTTGATGACGGCCACAATACGGTAGTGGTTGCCCATGATGTCAAACACGTACCGTTGGTTTCCCACTGCATCCACAGTGTTGAAGTCACGCTTGATGTCTGCAAAGCAAGTCCACTTGCTGCTCTTTACGACGGCCACCCAGACCTGCAGTGCAACCTTTGAGTCCGGATGCTCTTCTGCAAACTGTTTGATGGTCTGTTCTGTAAATATCCTCATATCTTCATCATTTACGGTGCAAAGATACAAAGAATATTCGATATAACAAAATATTTTCCCGAAAAATCGAATATTTTATATAAAAAAAGGCTGAAAGACTATCTTTCAACCTTGATATACCTATTATAAGATACGGAGGAGTGGGGGTTGTGGTTGGTGATCTTCACCTTGTATCCTTTCACGCCCCACCGCCACCAGAGGAAGCGGTGCTTGAACTCGTGATAGACGACGGTACTCAGGGAGTCACGGATGTTGTAGTAAAAGGTGGAGTCCTGAAGTGAGAACTGCAGGTGGCTCCACCTGTCATCATAACTAAAAACCTTCTGATTATGAATATCCTGTGCCTTCACGGAATCCTCCGTATGGATCGATGTCGACTGTACGGCATCGACCTGCTTCAACTGCAACTGCAGATCCTTGATGAACTGTTCATCGATGGCATGCTGGCGGCGCAGTGTGCGGAGTTCCGCCATGACGACGGGTGAGGTGGCCACCTCCACTGTATCCGTCTTATGGAGGATGACGGTATCACGCTCCATGGGGACGAACGTGTTGGCGTGAGCCAACTCGTGCTTCAGATCCTTGATCTCTCTTTCATACTGTTTCCGCAGTGCATAGTTCGTGCCGGATGCCAAAGTAATAATGGCGAATATTATTGCTATATATATTCCTGTCTTTTTCATACCTTAATAATCTTTCCGTTGTTAACCTTATATCTCTCGTAGCCGATGAAGAGGTTCGCCTCTTCCACACGGCGTTTCACCAGACCAGACAACAGTTGTTTGTTGCTGTAGACCCATTTAACCAACTGGTCTGTCACCTCCTCGTCATTCGCATTTGCCAGGATGCACTTGTACATCGTGGAGCCCTTGAAATTTCCGGTACCGAGGTTGAAGATCCAGGAGACGAGTGCGTCGAACTGTTCCTGCCGGAAGTTTATCTTCAGGCCGTTCAGCAGCCGCTCGATGGGCGCGATATCCTCCACCAGCAGGTCCTCGGCCTGTGCGATGGTGATATGCTGCCCCATCTTCACCCCCTTGGTATGACCCCACCCGATGGTGGGCACGCCTGCCGGACAGAGGTAGGCATCGAGGCGCAGGCCCTCGAACTGCTTGATCAGATCCTTGCCCTTATTGCTGGTCGTCATCAGTCTCATGGGCGGATGATGTCTTGATGTTCATGTAGTCGGAAAGGAAGGGGATGCGCTCCACGAACTTGAAGCGCAGCACATAGTAGAGGAACGCCACGACCATCCATGGGGCCGTTCCCTTGCGGAACACCTTCTTCAGGTTCCTCAGGATATTGAGCCCGTAGAAGTATATGATGGTGTAGGTGATGAAACTGACGCACTGCAGTGATCCCGCCTCCTGCCCCTTCAGTTTCCCAAGGGCATAGATGGCCACGCACAGGACGAAGAAGACGGTGGCCTCGCAGATGCATTTGAAAGCCTTCTTGAAGTCAAAATCCTCTCCATTGGCCACCATGCCGGAAAGGTAGCCGAAGGCGAAGTTCAGCAGGAAGATGAGGAACAGCGACCACATCTCGCCCTCGATGGGCCTGAGGTGTGCCAGTACCGCCGTCACTATTCCCACAACAAAACTTCTGATGAGGAACAGCCACCACATCTCGCCTTCGATGGGCTTGAGGTGCGCCAGTACCGCCGTCACTATTCCCACAACAAAACTTCTAGAGTATTCAACCATAATCGAAAAAAACTTTCTGCAAAGGTAAGTTGTCTCTAGCCAGGTTAAAAATACGCCCAATTATCAGAAAGCGAGTTTAGGCGGGTAGCCCTGCGTGATGTCGTAGGCTTCCACGTCGGCGACGCTCTCCATGGCCATCACCTCCGCCTTGTGCGCCTCGGTGACGGTCTGGCAGGTGTCTGCATACAGTTCGACGGCGTTGAGCATCTGCTGCCATGCCTCTACTGGATAGACGAACGGGACCCCTCCGAAATACTTGGTCATCGTCGGCTCTGTGCAAACCTCTATGCTGGCCTTCAGTCGGCTGCGCTGGTCGTGGTTCAGCCACATGGGGATGTCGTTCACCGTGAAGGCGTTGACGTTGGCTGAAGCATCAAATTCCGCGATCTCGTCGATCTTCCTTGCCTTGGCCGATGTCAGCAATTCGGCTTCAGTCGGATCAGCCGCCTCTCCGTTGCCGGTGATGGTGTCGGTTCCGATGGCCTCGCAGAATTCGTTGTATCGCTTGAAAGCCGCAAATTCCCCGGAGTCGTAGTTGCCCAGTATCCTTAGAACGGAAGCCAGAGCCTTACGCACGATCTTCTGTTCACCACCGTCAGGATAGTCGGTGGATATCACCTGGTTCTTCACTGAGTGAGGGTCGCGTGCGTCAGTGACCTCGTATACATCGTAGGCATACAACTCACGGCTCTCACCACTCTCTGCGTCTGTCTCAACTACTTTTCTCTCATTAGCGAACACCTGTCCGCTGTTGTCACCTGTCAGACGCTCCAGTCCGAGTTTGTGACGAGTTTCAAATTTTACTACGTACATAACTATGTGTTTTTGGGAATGTTGAATTGTCTGCGAATCATCTCCTCTTCTTCGGCATCGGTATATACGGTGCCTTCGAAATAATAGCCGCTCCAGTCGTGCACAATCACCATATCCCGCAAGGGAAGGTCGTGCTTGCCCTTGGTCTTCAAGTACTCGCAGATCTTTGTGCTGCCAGTAGAGTAGACCACCAACCCAAGCCCGTCAGCAATCGCCTGGATGTGCATATAACTCTCGGTATCCTTCTGCCGTGAGGCTTTCACGGCCATGTCTACGATGGTGTGAGGTATGCCCTCCATCGTCTCGATTTTCATAGGCCTGCCGGCGAACGGCCGCCTGATCTTCTGTTTGTCTGTCATTGCCCTATTGTCTTGTTGTTCGATTCTCCTGCGCAGGTTCTTCGTGTCGGCGACCATTAGCAAGCCGTTATACGAACCCATGCTGCGTTTTCTGTGACGGCTCCTGATGTAGCGCTTCTTGGTTCTCTTTGTTAACTTGACAAACCCACGGCCAAACATATAGCCGCAGAAAACGATACATTCCTTCTTCTTTCCTGGTATGGCATCCACCGGACGCACGTACATAGGTTTGTAATGGAACCGCATCTCCCTCGCCCATATCCTCAAGTCGCGCCGCAGGGCATAGAGCGTCTTCTTGTCCTTGCTGAATGCGATAAAATCGTCAGCAAAGTTTATGAGCCTTATACGCTTGCCGTATTTCCCCTTTGCCTTGCGGATGACTGTTGCCATGTTCATGTTGGCGATAAGGTGACTGAAAGGGTCACCGATGGCCAGTTTCTTCTGATTCATCAGGTGTTCACGGACAACGGCAAGCGTGCGCCTGTCCTTGATCTTGCGCTCTATGAGCCGCATGGAAATCACTTTGTCGACATTGTCGTAAAACTTACTGACGTCACCCTGAAGGTAAAATCTCAGCGAACGGTCGTTAAGAGTCTGCCGCATTTGCTCTACCACGCAATGGCGCGGATTGGAGGCAACCACCCCGCATCCGGGCAGACCACCGAGCATGTCATCTGTCATGTATCGAAGCACGAGTGGTTCGATAGCCTCCTTTACATCGTTCTGTACACAACGGTCTTTATAACTCAATACGCTGATTTCGCGTACTTTTTTCCTGTCATGTAGTTTGAAGTGACGATATTTGCAGACGTGATATCGGCCTTCACGAAGTTCGGTTTCTGCAGTCTGGCAGAAGTTCTGGAACTCATTCCATGCCTCGGCCACCTCGCGTTTCCTACGCTGGGGCCCAGACTTACGCATGTAGGCCTTGTGTGTCGCCTCTCTCATGCCTGTGGTAATGTTATGCCAGGTGCTTAATGCCATCTGATTTTTCTTAATTTGACCTGTGTGCGCAGATGCGAGGTTTCCGAACGCCCCGCAGCCTACCCTTACCTTTGCTATTCAGTTGCACGGTCGGCTGTGGCTCTCAACCACTTTTCCATACTTGTTCCGCTCTCTACTTCAGCGAGGCTCTGCACCTGCCTCTTCGGTCTCAGGTCAAGACCGGGAGGGCTTATCATGATCTGTAGACTGTTTCCGGATGCTACAGTATTGGCGTTACATGTGCCGAACCCGATGTTCGTGTTCGCGTTAGAAGGCGCATTGTTCGCGTTGACGTACAACGGAGACAGGTTCGAATTGTTCGCGTTGTTGCCCCGGCGAAAGCCGCGCACAAGCGTCAGTGCAGCCGCCCTATCATTCTTCAAAGAACTCAACCTCACCAACGACGGCTACTCCGATTCGCTTGCACCATTTGGTCGCTGGCATGGATTTGGAATTTACGCAGTGGCACCGCTACGTCAAGGTGAGAGGAGCGCAGCCTGCGGCTGCGGGTTTACGTCGTCGCGCTTTGCGCTCCTCTGATCTCGATTCAGTCAATGATACGCACACAGGTGCCGAACCCGACCTTCGCGTACGCGTAAGAAGGCGCAGAGTTCGCGACGACGTACAACGGAGACAGGGTCGAACCGAGCGCGCTGTTGCCCCGGCGAAAGCCGCGCACAAGTTTCTTCCCGGCGCCAGCAACCTCGCCATCAAGGTAGTTATACTTTCCAACATAGGTGTGCAGTCCGCCACCTGTCTTATTGGCATTGGTGTCAGGCATCATTAATGCGCCGTTCAGGTAGTTCTTCGCATAACCGCTTCCTTTTGTGAGTACCTCACCTATCTGTGGGTATAGCGTCTCGAAATTATACGTATCGCTGATAAGTTTCTCTCCAGTCTCGCTCTTGATGAGAGAAGCCTGATCGCGCTCCATGTATGCCTTGTATGCCCCGTTCTCATCTTCGGTGAATATCAGACCGCTCACCCACCAAGAAGGGGAAACCTGCGTGGTCACTCCGTGCAGCAATGCGGTTGACACGAGGAACTCCACCCTGTTACCGGCAATGCTTGTAGAGAGATCGGTGGGGTCGACGGCATTGGCTCCGGCCTTGGTGGCCATCACCTTCCAGACCACGCACGTCATCTCACCCTGTGCCGGACCGAGGAAGCCTTCCACGCTACGGTATTTGTATTTGTTGTTTTCGAAAACGAACCACTCCAGTTCGTGTACGCCATTACTGATGGCGTGGCAGACGGCTCTCTGAGCCTCCATGACATGCCACGGGTTACGCCATGAGTTGATGCAGTTAGCGGCATACCTCGTACCAGTGGCTTCACCAAAGAGGAAACGCACGTTGGAACCCAGCGAGTAATATTTCCAGATGCCGTCTTTATCCATCACGCGGCATCCGTTCTTAGCACCAGCGCCAGACTCTTCCCAGTCGGCTGCTGCAGAAGCAGAATCGTTGCAGGAGAACCCGCTTCCCATCAACGCGGCCTTGTGCGCGTCAAACGTCCCGCCCTCGGACAGAAGAAGGGCCTGCATGTTATTGCAAATCTCTGCTGTCTGGTTCATGAACGGCACACACTTCGTCGTGTCCGGATTCTGGTTCATTGCCTCCTGCTCGCCCGTATAGAGAGCCTTGTCGGTAGTATGCAAGCCACCGGCGCCACCCAGCAGGGTCGTGTTCTCGTCGTAGGTCTCAGTGATGTCGCCCGTCTCTGCATCCACATCATACACATATTTGCCGACGACACCAACGGGAGCGCTGTATGATCCGTTCCAGGCCGTGTTGTATACAGAGTGCATGCGCTGCACATTGTCCGCATCGAGGTGAGATACACAGTAATCAGGAGCAGTTCCGTAACGAGCCACCTCCTCGGCCTCGATGCCCTGCCATGTGAACGGGCTGCGAGACATCAGGAACACATCGTATTCGGTGCCATCGATAGTATGGCGGCCCATGATGCGGAAGTAAGGATCCAAGTTCACCACCATCACATCACCCTCCGAGCCGTCAAGCGTCCGGACATTGCCCTCGATGTCGTGGCTCCAGTCAAGTTTCTGCAGCACGTGCAGGATCTTGCCGACCTGAGCGTCGTCACCCGTCAGTTTGGTACCGACAAGACAGGGAAAGAACAGCGAGAAAGCGCTTTCGCGACCGAAGCCGCCCTGCTCGTGGTACTTGTATGACTTGAACGACAGCGCGGGGCTGCTGCTGCCCGCCACGCGCACATATCCCTCGGCGATGGTCTCGATATCGGCCACGACATCCTGCAGGGCCTTCACCTGCTGATAGACGGCCCTTGCGCTTGGGTACTGCTGGTCGGTGGAACTGCTGTCGATGACGGTGGTCTTGTTGTCCGCGTCCTCCTTGCCTCCAAACAGTTCAGCCAGTTCCGAATCCGTCGGCAGGGCAACCAGTTTCCTCACCAGATCGCTGGTGATGTCCGAGTTGATGGCCGCCCACTGGTCAGAGGCGAACCCGCTGTTGTTAAGCGGGTATTCCAGCGACCACACCGTACCGTTATATTTGTAGCGGTCGATGCGTGCTATCTCCGTCGGCGTGGCGTCAGCCGTCGGCACCGTCACGTAAGCGTAGTCGTTGTTATCGGGCGAGAGACCCTGTGCCGACATCTTCGATGCGAGGGCCGTAGCGATCTGCACCTCTGTGGCTGCAGTCGTCAGCGACAGGTCGCTCACCAGGTTGTAGTTGCCACGGTGTGTGGCCGTCGCCGTAGCGATGCTACTGTTGACGAAGTTCCTGTCGGCCAGTTTGTTTGCAGACGATGCCTGCGTGGGGATGACCGACCATATCAGGTCGAGTTTGGCTGTCAACCAGTTCTTGAGAGCAATCAGCATCTCTTCAATTTCCATGTATGCCATATCGTATTTAATTAAAAATTTGATGAAACCTCTCTTCTGTTATCATGTCGAGTTTTCCCGACCATTCGCTCTTCTGCTCCGCGGTGACCGTCTGGTGGTCGCTGTCCTGAGACAACTCACTCAGGCTCGAAGGGATGTGGGGCTTGTTGTCCAGTTGGTTGTAGTCGGTGGTGCCGGGAGGCCCCTGCTCGCCCACGTCGCCCTTGTCACCCTTGTCGCCCTTGGGCCCCTGGATGAATACGGCAGCGTCCAGCAGCACATAGCCGCCCTGCGACTCTCCGCATGTGGCGGGGTCGAGCGTCACCCTGCCTCCGGGTGTGCTGTCCAGGGTATCGCTGCACTCGAATATCTCTATCTCTTTGCACTTGAACATGCGGAAGTCGCGTGCGTCAGGTTCCTTCACCCGTATCTCCACGCCCCATACGCCTGCCTGCAGCGAGCCGTCTGCCGTGAAGCACACCATGTTATCGTCGAGTACAAAGGAGTATTCGATCTTCTTGTACGATTTCACCAGCCACACGTGTATCTCGCTGCCCTCCGGCGGGTAGTAACTTTCACGGCTCTCCTGCCCCTCGGCCATCGTCACCAGCACCAGCGGTACCGCCAAGGGCAAGGTGTTCCCGCGCACCCACGGGATTCTTGTAGTACATTCTCTGTTTGTCATACAGATACCTCCTTTCCAAGCGCGATGTTCATGTCCTTGAAGGCGTCCATGAACGATTTCAGTTCAGATTTCTCCAGAACCCTGTTGAATACGACAAGGCCGGTCATTGCCACTATGCTTCCAAAGTCGGATATTGCCGACAGTGTCTTTGCACTGTCTGCTTGCGTTGGGGCTGCATAAACTCTATCAGTATCTTTTCCCGATCCGTATTTTGCTGACCCGTCGTTGACTTTCATATACCTCATGTAATAAGGAGTAGAGTTCTGGTCGTTCAGAGCCATTGCCATATACAGGTTTCCTGCATCGTTGAAGTTGTCTGGTACAAATGGCGAAAGAAACAAATCTTTTCCGTTTGTCGTGTTAAGGTAAAGGCCGAACCTCTCAACTGAAGCAGTCATCTGTATCGGCCTGATCTGCACGGCATCGCCGACATTTATAACCTTAGTAATCTCCGCTTCATGTGCATACGTGTCGGCTTTGACAAAGGATGCCGCCACCGACATACAATGCTCGTCGCAAAAGTCAAGCGTATTGAGACTTGATATGGCTGGGCATTTGGTGATTCCGATAACATCATTGTCGCTGTTGTATACGAAATCTGTAAACGATGAACCGAAGTCGAACCTCTTCTCTCCGATAAGCGGAACCTTTGCGGCATTCACGTTCGATGAGTTGCCGAAAAACGGCCACATGTACCTGACGGCGTTGACGATTCCCTTTTCCGTGATTGAACTGAGAAAGTCTGTCACAGCCTTCTTCTGGTCGGAAGACAAGACATATCCTTGTTCTTCGAGGTTGTTAATAAACTTACCCTCCCAGTAAGGGAGAAGGCCTTGGTTCGTTAGGATGGGAAGACCGTAGTTGTTTATAACCCCCTTGATTCTTGTTACTGTGCTCATAATGCTTTTCTTTTTTGTTTATTGTTTGCTGTTGTAATACCTAATGCTCATGTCCGCGCCGACTGTCAGGTAGGACTTCTCGTCGTCCGTGTACGGTGTCTGCTCCTCCGTGTCATACACATACGTCTTGCCGTTCGAGTCAACGCCGAGGTTCAGTATGTTGCCGTGGGTGTTCCATCCCTCCAATGGAGTCACGAACTCTACACCCTGTGAGAGGGCATAGTCGAGCACGGAATAGAACCCTGCGAGTTGCGTTCCTGGTGCGGGATGCCACTCGTCCCAGGACGTGATGCCAAGCCTGGAAGGGGGATGGTTGATGTAGTCGTGGGTGTTCTCTCCGATTATATCCACGATTTCTTCATGTTTAAGCGGAACTATCCATTCGTCGCTGTAGTTGTCGTCCTTGTCTGGATATACAAGCCCGTCAAGGTAGTAGTTGGCGTGGTAGCCCTGGTCGTTGAAGTGGGACATGAACACCACCCATGTCTTTCCGGATATACACTCGTCGATGGCATCCATCAGCGCACTTACTTTCGACTGATTGATGACGTTGTTGTCGCCAGTACCAATTGATATCCTGTTTAGCGCAGACTGGATGGGAGGATAGTTCTGTGTACCGGAAGTACTTACGGAAAAATACGCATACTTTCTTCCGGCATTGATGGTGCATGGATGGGTCGTGCTGCCGTTATGAACGATGACCTTCTCGTATGGCAGGCCGAGTTCGTCGGCTCTCCTGATCCATTCTCCCCAACTGTACTCGAAGTCAAAGTCACGATTGAAAAACCACGGCCCCTTGTGGTTTGCGCTTGGCGTGTCTGGGTTGATGTACTGCCGGTAGAAGGGCATCGCATATTTCTTCGTTGGCGTTCTCTCCACCCATGCGTCACAGGTGCTGTTCACCTCGTACCATTTTCCTGTCAGCCTGTCGAGGACGATGGTGTTATGGAAACTGAGTTCACCATGATATTGTCCGGTTGCCAGTATCGCATCTGCAATGGAAGAGTTGATGCCATCGACGTAGTAGGCATCCATTGGTAACTGCGCTGTCATTGAGTGATTGAGCACATTCCATCCCATATTGTCATGAAGCCATTTTACGCAAAGTCCGTTCTCGTTCAGGGCGGTATAGGTATCGTCAGAACTCCTCAGCGCCGTAAGACCGACTCTGTGTCCCTCGCAGGCAAGACCTGGGCACAGTCTTTTTCCGTATTTTGCCCCAAGGGACAGCATGAAAGGAAGCAGGACTGAGAAATATCCACCAGACTTTGTGGTGGGAGTTGACTCCCCACGGCTGGATGGTATCTGGTTGTCTACGGTGTCATCGTCAATGAGTGAGATGCGCGGCCTGAGATCCTTGTTGTTTTCATTTTCAGAGTTGATATACAGTTCCTTGCTCTCACTGAGGTTATGGAGCGTCGACATGAATTTCTGGTTCCTCGACAGTTGGATGTTGTCAACTCCGTTAGCGATCAGGCTGACGACGGTAGCGAACTGCTTTTTGTCAGCGGCCTCCTGACCGCCATTGCCGTAAACAACCTCAAGTTTATAGATAACCACTGTGCCATCGTCCCTGATGTATCCGAAACAAGTACCATTCTCATCTGTCAGGTACTTCAGTATATTGTCGCCTTGGATATCCGTGTCGGAAGACAGCATGACAAGTGTCTCCTTTTCCCTGTACTCCTTCTGAGTAAGTGCAAGCGGCTCAATGCTTCCGTCTACGTGTTGAATTGCAAACACCTTATACTCCTCATCCACAAAATAGGTCATGACGTCAGGGTCGTCATACGGGCTTTGCTCGGATAACAGAGTGACGTTTTCCAACTTGTATTTTTCTTCAAGCCTGGATATAATGCAGTCTGCAATGATTGACATACCGTTGGCATCTGGATGCACGCTGTCTGTCGAGATAGTCGTCACCTCGCTCTTGCCTACCATATTAACATATTCGATGCCATAGTAGACACATATCTTCCTGATCGTATCATATTTTTTTACTTCGCTATCAGATGATGATCTGGTTTGCAGTAAGGATATTATCCTGGCATTGGGGTATTGTGCCATCATCAGCCTGCACATCTTGTCATAGGCCTGACCGAAGTCGAGCGTATCAAGGTCCTCCGTTGGAATGGACGGGTCAAAGGTGCATGCCACGCCAGAAGGTTCGTTGCCGCCGCCATGCACGAGGATGACATCAGGGTTTCCAAGATCCTGACACCTTATCAGGCCGTTGTGGTTTCCTTCAAGGAAGGATGTCTTGCCGTATTTATCGTTCGTGGATACGGAACTGCTGCCGATGGCATTGCACCTTTCAAGGGTTGCGCCGCACCTGTTGATGACCTGCATCCACCACGTCTGGCTCAGTTTCGTCACGTCGTTGCCATTGCCGCCCTGAGCAATCGTTCCCGTGCCAGGGTATCTGTTGTTTTGCTCTATCTCGCCGCTACTGTCATACCCGTAACTGTACTCGCCGAACGTTGCTCTGCTTGCACCAAGCACCGACACCCTCTTGCCGGCAAGCAGAGGCAGCGAGGTCTTGTACCCGTCCCTCCATCTCGTTAAAGATATCACCAACGCCTTTGGGTCAAAGTCCGGGTTGGACTCTTTTTTTACGTTTATTATGACATATCTTGCACCATACGGGATAACACCCGTTTCGTTTCTTGGAACGGTGTTGTATTTGTTCACGCCTTCCTCCGGGAATACCGTCTCGTATACAAACCTTGTCGTGACCGTCATGCCGGAAACCACGCCGACAGTAAGGCAGTCCTCGGAAACAGGCACGATTACCGCGTCATAATTGTCGTTGCTCTGGTACCTTGATATTGAACGTGTGCTGTCAAAGTTCCACACGTGGTTATAGTCCACGATGAATCCTTTGCTGATATCATCGGCGAGGGTGATCTGTGACTCATACACTCCACCGCTCTCCGCAAGGTTTCTGCTGCCAGCCATCGGTCTTTCATCAACCCCCTGCCAATCAGCCTTTGTAGTTCTGAACGTGTCTGTCATCAGCCGCCACTGTTCGTACTGGCCGCTGACACCTGAGAGGAACCGCACGGTCATGCCGCCGCGACGCTCGGACTCTGGGACGTTCGCACCGCCGGGTCCGAGGGCTGCTCCGAGGTCGGCGTATGGCACAGGGGAGCCGTCGGTGGCATGGTATGCGCTGATGTCGAATACGCCGTCGTATGTGGTGTCGATGATGTGCTTGTCATACGAGAACTCGAACACCCACGACGTGCCGTTGTACCTGTATCGTTCTATGTGTTCGACATACACGGGACGGTTGACGTCGAACGGCACCTTCACGTAGGCATAGTCGCCACTTACGGCGGTGATGCCCAGCGCCGTCATCTTCGCTGCCAGGGCCGTGCCTATCTGCGTGCGTGTGGCAGCCAGCGTCAGGTGCAGATCCGAAACGAGATTGTAACTTCCCCGGAGAGATTCCGTGGCATCTATGCCGAATATTGTGTTGAACTCCGCCTCTGTGATGGCACCCAGCAGCGTCTCGTGCCGCACGGCCTGCCATCTGGTACCGTCGAAGTGGACCTCCACGGTAATGCCTGCAGGCCAGGTGTTCTCGGCGGTGACAGGAGCCCCGTTGTAATACAGTTCCCTGGCATTGGCCGTGTCGTTGTTGACGACCAGTCTCACCGGATTGCCCGCAGTAGGGACATAGGTATTGGCGTATATCATCCTCACCTTCATCGATCCGCCGTTGGCAGGTAGTGCGAAGCCCGATGCGGTGATGGCCTTGTTCTGTGAGCCTGCTGCAGACTCGCAGACATAATAACCCATGAGAGCCTTGACGATGCCGATGGCGGTATAGATGGCTCCGCTCAGCAAGAGCCCGCTACTGCCCTGCGTCGGCACGGTGTCGAATGCGATCACCTGTTCGGCACTCCAAGCCGATCCGTCATACTTCAGGATGTTCAATCCGTGAGTAAGATGCAATGCCACAGAACCGGAGTCGACGAAATGGGCATAAGTGCCTGCAGTCAGGGCAATATAGAACACCCTGCCTGAATGTGTCTGCGGGTTGTCGGTTGGCTCGGCGATGCCGGCATACAGATAACCCTCCTGCAGTTTCGCGTTGATGACTGCAATCGCCCTGAACGCGTCGCCATGGGCCTGCCATCTTGTGCCGTCGTAATACAGGTAGACCACTTCCCCGCTCTCCCATGTGTTGGATGCCGTCACAGGGTTACCGTTATAATAGATCTCCTTGGCGTCAGACGTGTCTCCGTTGACGATCAATTCCACCGGGTTGCCTACAGTGGGTTCATAGGTGTTCGCGTGCGTCATCTTCACCTTGATGCCGCCGCCAACCGGCGGAAGTGCAAACCCTGTGGCCGTGATGGCCTTTCCTGGTTCATGGCCGCCTATGTTGCAGGCATAGTAGCCGTTATTCACTTCCACGGCCGATACCGCGGATTCTATATAATCCAGTAAACCGATGAGGGCCCTGCCGACACGCTCGGCGGTGTTGGCACTTGTCAGGTATTCATCCCGGATGGCCTCCAGACTTGTTCTCAGATCATTGCTTTCTATCATATCCGTAATTGTTTTGTACAAAGTTATTCTTTTTGTCGGCAGTGCAAAAATACATCAGAAGCGGTTGGTCCTGATGTCGCCTCCGAAGAGATCGTCGAGGAAGGTGGACATCATGCCCTGGTATGCACGGCCGTAGAAGGCGGATTCCTCGAGGTTCAGGCGACGGATGGAGTAGTAGTACTTCTTGAAGAACCAGTCGCGTGGCATGCGCTTCTCCCCGGAGGTCAGGGCGGCCTCCCTTCCCTTGTTCGGGCCACGCTGCACTGTCACATGCTCAAACTTCGGGCTCTTCATGTGCTGCTCCGACAGTCCGGCACCCACCTGGCGCGACTCGTAGGCATGCTTGCCCCTGCGGTAACTGTCGCCCATGAACAGCAGGTCGCCGGGGTTGCCATGTGCAAAGCCCTTGCCGACACCGGCGGCTACGAAGAGACCATACTGCAGGAACTTGTGCTCGATGGTGGTCACCTGTCCGGTGCTGACCAATTCCTCCATCGAGTCCCTCAGGGCACCTGAGTCGTTGATGTTCATCTGCTGGATCTTCTCCCTCCAGATGTCTATCATCATCTTCGACCAGCCGCGCTCATAGTGCTCCAGTTCGCTCCTGTTGTAGTAGAAGCGGTTGCCTCCATGGCGGCGTGCCTCCTTCTCCTCGATGGCGAGGTTCTTCATCAGTCCCATCAGTCACCTCCTCCGTCTGTAAGCCATTCCGTCTCCAGTTGCTGCCTGTCCTCATACTCCATCGACTCCGGCTCATCGTTCTCCACCATGAAGTAGAGACCGGTGACGCCGTTCATCGTGTATCGCCCGAACTCCTTGGAGTAGATCTTCTCGACATTGAGGAAGGTGATATCGTCATCCTCGCTGTCATGACGGTTCCTGTCCCAGATCATGCGTCGCACGAACTGGCTGAACACCTTGCGGCAGAGGTTCAGTTTCCGCTCGCGGTCCTTCATGTCGTCCCACCGGTACTGGGCGAGGATGAACACCGTATAGACACGGCGCTTGAAGTATGACACGCCCTCCGAGTACAGGTTCTGGTCGGTGGTGTCATCGATGCATACGAAATTGGCCGTCTTCTGGAACTGCTGCATGATGCCCTCGATACTGTCGGGGCCCGAACAGAAGACAGGCCTGAAGCCGTGCTCAACGCAGAGTCTGTTCTGCCTGGCCAGCGTCATGAAGTACGACAATGCGTCAAATATTTCGTTATTATTTAACATATCAGCGGTAACGTGTTAAGAAAATCATTATTTTCTGTCATATTTCTCGTGAAACTCCTTAGCCTCGCGGGCCTTCTCGTTCAGTTCCGTCAGCGCCCGCCAGCAGGGAAGGGCCTTGATGGTCTCTTCCTTGGTGATGTCACCCTCGGTAAGTGCGCGGATCTGTGCGTCCATGGCTGCTATCAGGTCGATGTCCATCTCCTCGATATCCGCATCCACGCGACGGAAGAAATACGGCCACCGCTCTGCGAAGTAACTCTTCACGTGGGCGAACCAGCGGAGCGTGCCCATCTGTTCGGCCGGAGTGAGCGACAGTCGCTTCGGATGTTTGCCGTTACGCTTCACATAGAGGTACGTGGCCAGTTTCCCGACCATTTCCGGCTTGCCGCTGCTGACGGCGAGTTGGTAGTACTGCTCGGCCATGAGGTAGTCGCCGAAGGGGTAGTGGTCCAGGATATCATCGACCGCCCGACAGCCTCGGATGCGCTCCAGCCGCACGTCCATGCCGTCGAACGGGTCGATGAAGTCGAACTGTCGGATCATGCTCTCCACCTGCCATGCCTCGAGCGTGAACCAGCGGCGTGGCTTCCACCATGCGGGGCGGAACCAGCAGCGGTACCCTTCGGGCTGATCACGGGTCACGCGAACGGTCTTCCCCTCGGCATGGATGCCCCCAAGCCGGAAAAGCATGTATGTCTTGACCATGGTGAGATCCTCGAAGAGTGACAGCAGCGTCAGCACGTAGCGCAACTGCCGCTGTGTCATCTTCGCCCATGACGTGGGCGCATAGAGGTCTACCGAGCCGTCAGCCAAAGACGTAGGCCGGTGCGTCCTGAGTGTTCTTGAAAGTCTCATGGTGGTTCACAGGGTATCCGAATTCTCCATATATGGGGTATTTCTCCAGGTCGGCATCGAGCAGGTTCAGCAGGCGGCGCATCTTCAGGCGCACGGCATCCTGGTCTCCGGCAATCCAGAGGCTGATGATATGGCGGCACAGGAAGATGACGGGCCGGTCGTCTGCAGACACACTACCGCAGCGCACATGATGCAGGAGATCGTCCATGTACTGGTTACTTATCTTCAGGCGCAGTGCCTCGTCGGCCTCGCCGATGAGCCTCTGAGCCGCCTGCCAGTCGAGGTGTGACGCTGCAGGGCCCTGCATCTTCTGCAGTAAGCGGAAGTCGTAGAAGAGCGTGTCGATGTTCTCCCGTGCCTGTGTGGATGAGCCCCAGCCTTCCACCTTGCACAGTTCCGCCAGCATCTGTCCGTGTGCTATCAGCACGCTGTCTCGGATGTGTCCTATCAGGGCATCCACGCGCTGCTTGGAGGCGGGAGCCATCTGCTGGGTGCTGACCACGCCGAATCCGGTGGGAGTGAGTACCAGGTCCAGTTGCCGGAATACGGAGAGGAACGCCTGAAGGGCCACCCATCTCCTGACGGCATTGGCCAGTTCCCCATACTCGTCGGCCTCGATGGCCGACGTACCCACGTCTCCGAGTACGTCGGCCCTGCATTCCTCAAAAGCAGCCGCAAAGTGCGGCTCCACCTTCTCATATACCTCCACATGGGAGGACGTCGCAACACTCAGTATCGCTTCAAATTCTTGCTTAGTTATCTCCATAGATCAGGCTCTTAATTAAATCAATCATTTCATCACTGGTATATCCGTTATTCAGGGTTCTCTTCATATTCTCCAGTTTTCTTGTGGAGTCGTCATCAGTAGTCACCTTCTCTGCATCCTTATTCTCATCTAGGGTGGTGAGCATCAGCATGGGCACGTCGACAGTCACCTTATCGCTCCAGCCGTTATAATGGAGGATGACGTGGTAGGGTTTCATCATCACATCATGGAAAGGTTTCTCCATCGCCTGCTTCATCGTGAAGAGTTCGCGCTTGTCCGACCCGGAATTGTTCATCTGACTCTTGCCAGGTGTGGCCCCGATAAGGTTAGGATGCACACCGAAGCCGAAGCAGAGCGTGTTGGCGGCCTCCTGCATGTCGTCTGCCCAGTCGCCGCCCTCTTTTTTCCCCTGGTTCAGGTTGATGACGCGAACCATCGGGTGCTCATGGCCTGTGGGGTCCACATAGTACCCGCTTATGAGTGCCTTTCCGGCATTCTTCGGCCCACAGACAAAATCGATGATGTTCTGCTTCTCCTGTTTGATGCGTGCTTTCCTCGCATCCTGATCAGTGATGTTCTCATTGTCACAGACGATATCCCAGTAGTCATTGTGCACCTCGATATGCAGGCGCGGGGCACTGGTGTTCTTGATCATGAACCGCTTGCCGAGACCTATCAGTTCGTAGATGTCGAACCAGGAATCGCGGAAGACGGAGAAGTAATAGGGCCTTGAGTAGAACTGCCTGCCCGGCGTGGCCATGCGGCACACGATGGCGAATTCACAGTCCTTGCCATCCCTCGGTGCGGGACGCCTCAGGCCTGTCAACGGATCAGACTCCTTGCCCATGCGAACCATCAGGTCACCCAGCGGGTCGTAGAAGTCAAGCAGCGGTACCGGCTGCACCTTGAATGTATTGAAACTCTTCTTGCGCCAGTCGCCATAGAGTATCCAGTCAAAGCGCTGGTTGCCGCCCTTCCGGGCGAAGCGGCAGTAGCAGGTCTCCATGTGGCGCACCTTCACGATCCTGGAGTGGTCGCGCGACAGTACGATCCTGGTCACCGTCAGGAAGAAGTACTTCATGTCGGTGGCCTGCTCGAGATACAGTTCATGCAATGAGTTACGGAGGCAGAAATTCCTGACGTCAGGATCCAGAGTATCCTTCCTGGTCTCCCGGTCGATGAAGCGGACGCCCTGCCCGTAGCAGGCCTGTACGTTGAAGAGTTGGCACTGTGACGTCACCATGTTCTTGCCCAGGCAATCCATCACCTCCCAAGGCAACTGGTCGTCTCCGCCGTATGGTACATAGTCGTATCTCACACCACCGATCTCTATGGGTGTCAACTGCAGGTCTTCGTCGAAGTCGTCGACCAAAAGATGACTGTCGCGGTATCCCTCTGCAGGACTGCCTGCATCGCTGCCGCTGACGTTCATGATCGCGCTGCCTATGGCGTAGCGCGTCCAGCCTTCATGGCTCCCTATGGGTATCAAATCTTGTTTGTTCTCCTCGTTCATAGATATACAGAATGTCCGTTAAACTCGAAAATCAGCACGTCAATGACGGCTCGCACCTCCCCGTTCACGGGGTTCGTCAGGCGGTGGATGCCACCCCGCCAGTGTCCTGTGAGGGGTATCCATCCGGAGTAGTCTACCTCGTTTCCGTCTTTCTTCCAGGCCTTCAGGTCGACCTTCTGGCGGTATTTCCCCGCCAGGTCGATCTGCTGCAGCACGTAGTTGATATGGTATGCTTCTTTCATCTTAGTCGAATTCGTAATCATGAGTGTAGTCGAAAACACGTCCGACGCGGTTGATCCTCACCACGTCCTGTATGCGCTGCGCATACTGGTACGAGAACGTGAAGCGCGGCATGAAGTCATCTTCGTTAGTGACCTCCGACTTCGACTCGGTGACCAACACCTCCCTGCCGTCTACGGCACTCTCCAGGGCACCGTCTACGATGTCCAGCAAATAGACCTTGTCAGAGCGGAACAGGTCATCCGCCCAGTCTGCCATCGCCGCATTCAGGAAACCCGTGTCAGCCTTGAAGGTGCGGGTCTCCTCGATACGGTAGTTCCTGAGGTGAAAGCCGATGCGTGCCGTAGACCGCTTGTATTCCGGTGTCACCTGGTGCTTGCCCGTGCAGTAGATGTACTCCTGCACCCCGAAAGAGTTCTTGAACATCAGGACGGGCATGCACTCGGGCTCACGGAAGTCTATCTCGAAACGCTGCTTGCGGGCATTGGCCGACACGGTGTAGGCTATAAGTTGCCTACCCGAAGCGGTGAAGAGGTCAGGGCTGGCGTCGATGCAGTAATAGACACCGGTGTCCTGCAGCACGGAAACCTCGAAGACAAGCGTACCGCCGTCTGCATATTCTGCCGTCACGTACAGGTCTTCCCCCGTCAGGCCAACGCCAGGGCCACAGTAGAACCACAGCAGTTCACGCCTGCCCGCTGCGGTGACCTTCGTGCCCATCAGGATCGAGAGGAAGTGCCTGGTATAGAAATCGCTGGCGCTGACTCCCACGTCTGCGCGTGACAGGAGGATGGTGGCCGCCCCCGACAGCAAGGATCCGACGCTACTGCCGGACGTGTCCAACGGCTGTGCCGTGATGACCAGTGAAAGCACGAGGCCCTTCATGGCCAGCGGCTCCAGCAGACCGCCGAGGTCCGTCAGCGTGATGGTACCATCGACGGGCCACAGCGTCTCATCGTAGATCTCGCTGCCGTCGACGGTCATCCTGACGCGTGCCTTGACTGCACCGCTTGGTACCGCCACCGTCACGTCGGGCGTGTCGGAGGTGAAGAAGGTACCGCTGAGGGAAGTGATGGATACTCTTGACATGCTCTTGCAGTTTGTTTCTGCAAAGGTATGAAGAGGGTTGGGGAAACAAAAATACAAACGAAAAAGGGCGGCCCGTCATCACGACGCACCGCCCTCTCAAAAAAATGTCCAAACACTAAAACCTATATGATCATGTCAATATCGACTTGTCCGGGAACCGCCAGATGGCCCACTTCACGGTACCATCGCCGATGGTGGTGATGTGGTAGTCGTGGTTACGCATGTAATCCACCACCACGCTCTTTTTAACGTACATCATCGGCATCAGGTCATCGATGACCTCATCCGTGGTCTTGTGATCCTCTATGGCCTTACCGAAGCCGGGATCCTCGCTTGGGAGATTCCGCCTGAAGGTGAAGTAGGCATCGAGCACCTCTGCCTGGCAGCGCTCCTCTTCATTGAGCGACTCCAGCCATTTCTTTATTCTTTCTTCCAATAGTTCTTTCATGATTTCTCTGCATTTCTCATTGCTTCAAGTATATCCATCATATCCCGCTTCAGACTGCGAAGCGACTTGAGAGTGTCGAGCACTTTTTCAGGCTCGTCGGTATCCTCATCGATGTAGTGATCCTCGATGCAGTCGATCAGGTCCACGCGGGTCTCCATGCAGTCCACGCTGAAGCAGAACTCGCATAGGGCCTTTGTCAGTTCCGGGGTAAGTGTCATCTTACTCATGGCTTATTCCTTTTTACTACATCGAAAACTATCTGTCTGAGGTCGCCATAGGTGACGATGCTGTTCACGCGGTGGAGGTACAGGCGGGCGATATCGGTCTCGTCTTTTCCTGACTCCAGGTACACCTGTGACCTGCCGTCTGTGTTGGAGGCCGTATAGGTGATGTGGGCAGCATGACCTTTCGGCTTGTCCGATTCTATCTGCTTGCGCAAAATGTCGATGAAATCAAACATGTCGCCCTCGTTCAGGAAGGCCTTGCCGTTGGCACCCTTCATAAGTGCTACGGTCTTTTCATAGAACCTCGGGTAACTGCTTCGCCACCAGAAGTCACAGCAGAAGATCATCTTACTCATACGCTATCCTCCTATGATTGCGGCGAAGAACATGAGTGAGAAGGCGAAGGCCACTGCGATGGCCGACTGGAGAGAGAGTCTGATCACAGGCATGGCCTTGGCCACTGCCTCAGAGATGCGCCGTTTCGTGGTGCCGACGTCGATGTGCTGCTGCGTATCCGCATAGCCCTCGAATTGAAGTGTTAACTGTTGCATTTCGCTATCTTGTTTAGCATACAGGGATCCGCCCTGTGCGGTCTTTTTGTTCCCAT